CGATGGCGTGGTCGAACGCGTGCTGCGCGAATACAAGATCGGCGCCTGGATGACCTGGGGGTCCTACGCCGTGTGGCGCGATCACGAGATCACCCCCTGCCCCGCCGACGTCGGCGACGTGGCCGACCGCCGTGCCTGCCGGCGCCTGCCCTGGTTCGCGTCGCACCTGAAGACCTTCCGGGCGGGGCTGTTCCAGCAGATCGCGCTGGCAAACCTGCGGCACACGCCAGCGCCCCACCGCGGCGGACAGCAACTGCAGGAATGGGAGTGGGTCACCGAGTGCACCGACCTCGCTATCATGTGGCCCATGCTCGAGATGGCCGCGGAGCGCGGGCGGTTCATCCCGGAGGTGTTGTACATCTACAACTACACGAACCCCCAGTCAGTGCACAACATCGGCGGCGTGCGGCTAGCATTTCAACAGGCCGAAGCAAAGCGCCTGCGCGCGAGGCGGGCATATGACCGCTTAGTAGTAAAACCGTGGTAAAAGGAGATGTCATGTCCGCCAACAACTACGTGAAGATCTACGAATCCACCACCGACCGCGAGCCGACGGTCCACCTGTTCGACGACCAGAACCGCCTCGCGCGGACCCGCGCGCTGGGGATCGCGCAGACAGCCCGCCGCGCCGCCGTACTGCGCCGCCCGGACGAACTCTGGACCAACGTGCCCCAGGTCGGCGACTACCGGCCGCACCACCCCGTCCCCCCCGAGCACGACGGCGGGCTCAAGGTCACCAGCAAATGAACTTTCGCTACGAGCTGAGGAGATACCACCATGGCACAAGGGATAAGGGCTTTGGCCCGGCTTATTCGACTGCCGAGCACGCCGCAGAAGTCGCCCACAACTACGCCGACGGGGCCGAACCAGGCACCACCATCGAGGTCTGGGACGCGGAGACTGGCGAGACCCTCACTATTGTGTGGCTTTCCCCCGGCGCAGCTGCTGACAGGGAACGAGGAGGAGACGCGGACCAGGTGCCCGGCCTGCCGGGGGAGCAGGTGCTCGCAGATCACACCGCTGTGGGTGCGGACCCGCAGCCTGGCCCGCTGGTCGGCGTGGCTCTCAGAAACCTGCGCATGCTGCCAAGGCCAGGGGATGGTGACGGCGAGCCAGGCTAAGAGCTACCGAAAGTTGCAGGAAGTCCTAAAGCGCTGAGGAGTGCCGTAGTAAAGAACATGCGATACAGCTTCATCACCGAAGAGAGACCCACCGTGCGAGTACCAGCACCCGAGCCGACCCGCGAGGAGCTGCTCGAGCGCCTCGCCAATACCGAGCACCAGATCGCGCTCCTCGTCGCTCGACGCGAGCGCATCCTGCAGAAGTTGGGCACGTGAGACCCCTCCGCGCATTCCACTACTACGGTTCAAAAGTGGCAGCCGCGCACCGCTATCCGCCCCCGCGCTATTCCACTATCATCGAACCCTTTGCGGGGGGCGCCGGGTATTCGCTTTTGCACCACGCGCATGAGGTGCATCTGTACGACCTAAATCCGGATGTGATCACCGCTTGGCAGTACTTGATAGCGACGCCGGGGAGAGACGTCCTGCGGCTCCCGCTTCTCCACCCTGGCGAAAACGTACCAACCGACATCGGCCCTGGTGCAGCGACCCTGATAGGGTGGTGCGTCATGCTCTGCGGCGCCAAACCTCAAAGTCGCATGGTACCCGCCTCTGCACGCATACCGACGTCCTTCTGGGGGGAGTCTAGACGTGCAGCGCTGGCCCAAATTGCTGATAGGGTGAAACACTGGACCGCAGACATTCTCAGCTATGAGAATATCCAGCGCCTCGCACCAGCTACTTGGTTCATAGACCCCCCCTATCAAGGCCGCGCCGGGGCTCACTATGTCCACGGCTCAAACGACATCGATTACTCCGCTCTGAGCACTTGGTGCCGTTCGCGAAGGGGGCAAGTTATCGTTTGTGAAGGCGCTGATGCAGACTGGCTGCCATTCTTGCCGCACCATATACACGTCAGCGCGCCGACGGCCGATATCCAAGGCAGGCGCACATCTACGGAAATGATCTGGACCAACGAAAAAGTAGGCACATGAACTTCCCGAGATTCTACTATCGCATCGCGCCGTTCTGCTCGTGCAAGTTCTGCCCCCGACGCAATGTCGACCCGTGCGACACCTGCGCGCTCCGATGTAACAGCTGCAAAAAGCAGATCTCTGCAGGCATGGCGTTGGATCTGGACGGCGGCAACAATAACGTCGTGTTCTGCCAGGAATGCCTAGAGTATGGCAGTAAGAAGTTGGGCACATGAAACACGCCACCCTGTCAAGGCTGCTCTGGGGCTTCGTTCTCGGGGCGGCGCTGGCCACCTGCAGCAAGCTCGCCCACGCCGAGACCTTCCGCCCGGGCGGGCTGCTCGTGAACACCGACTGCGACGAGTACGCGTGCAGTTCCTACACCTTCCAGGTCAGCAAGCGGTTCGTGCGGCTGCCTGTTAAGCAGCAGGCTCATTACGTCAGGGACCTGTGCACCTGCCTCGACCGCGGGATCGCGGGCGGCGTACGATCCTGCGTCTTCCAGTACCGCGGCGAGGACGTGATGTGGCTGGCGACGACTGGCCTAGTCGAGGTCGACCCCGGTTACCTGCTCGCCCTCGCCGCCCTCCGGGACTGACTCATCTAGCCCGGGGATGACGGGATACGCGACGCATCTGCACTGGATATCGTCACCTGGGTGCCCTACCGTCGGCGGCGTGTCCCACCGCTGCGTCGTGCCCTCGAGTGCCGCATGCTCCTCGCGCACCCGCTCGTCGTTCGACGTGGTCCAGACGTACTCGTCGATGCCGGCGTTCTGCTGCCGCACCCGGGTCAGCTGACCGTTCAGCTTCAGCGTCTGGTCGCGCGCGATGAGATTCGCTCGAACTTTCGTGAAGTCCAGGCCGGCCTGGAGCTCGGCCGACAGGTCCTCGACACGACCGCCCAGGAAGTCGGCGACTATCTCCCCGACCCTGGCGAACATGTCCTTGGTCAGGTTCGTGATCAGCCGCACGTTCTCCTCGCGGAAGGCGTCGATGATCGGCGCGGTGCCGGGGTCCAGTCTCAGGTTGATGCCAAGTAGCCGCTGGTGCTGGCGTCCGTTGTGCCCGCTCACCCGGCGCCCTATCTCCCCGATCAGGCTCGGCGCGTCGCGCTGGACCTTCTCGAGGACCTGGACGTGCAGCTTGTCAGCGCGCGCGTCCCACTTCTCCACCTGTCCGGTAGTAACGGACAAGCTCATTTCCTGGACAGCGTCCTGCCTCGGCAGGTCCTGCGCCCGCACGAGCTCCGCCCACACATCCTTCAATAAGCGGCCTAACCGGCGCATGTATTCAAGTTTCGCCGCCGTCGGCTCGGCGGCGCCGTGCTCGCGCCGGCGCGCCCTGGCGGTGACGTGCCTCCGCTGGACGGCCCGCGCCTGGCGCCGCAGGTCCGCGCGGGTGGTGCCGAGCGCGTGGATGTTCATCTTTTCACTCTCCGGCGGATGGCGCGCCCCGCCTTAGTCCACGAGCAGAAGTAGCACAGCAGCGTCAGCACGTTCTCCCAACGCGCGACGTAGGTAGCGCGCTGACCACAGCGAGCAGACGCGCACTTCACCGACCCACCCCATCGCACAGCCACGAAGGAGCCCAGCCCATAGCCGAGGATGAGGCAGGCCGCGTTCCCGGCGCCCTTGAGGGCCTCCGTCAGCCCGAGCAGGCCGAAGGCGCCGAGGACCATCGTGAGCACAGCAGCCTTGAGGGCGTTCTCCCCCAGCGCCGCCCGGGTCCAGGCGATCCAGAGCAGCTCATAGGCGAACCCCACCACCAGCGCGGTGATCACGGCTTCTTCACCTTCGGGCGGACGTTCGGCGCCGGGTCCCTCGCCGGCACGTTCGGCATGCCCAGCGTGCCCACGTTCGTGCCCGGCTGCGGCTGCGCGGCGTTCGGATCCTGGTTCACCTGCCCCGGCTGCTGCCCCTTGACGGCGCTCGCGGCGGTCGCCACAGCGGTCAGCGCTTCGTCGGTCGGGCGAGTAGCCGCCCCCGCCGAACCTCGACTCGCGGACCTCCTCGGGCAGCGTGACGCCGTAGCCGAGGTAGATGTCGTCCGCCTGCGCCACCGCGAGCCGACGCTGGGACTCCTCGAGCGCCGTGGGCTGCCAAAGCGGCTTGAAATGCACGCCGAAGTTCGGCACGTCGCCGCCAGTAGGGCCCTCCTTCGCGAGCATGAGAATGGTAGCGAGGCGCTTGACGCGTGGCTTCGCGACGTGGTGCTGTAGCGTCCGGATCTGGTCGTACCACTGCCGGATGTCCGACTCGCCGGTGGCGTTCAGTCCCGCCGGCGCCATGCCCATCAGCACGGTGACCGGCATGCGAGCGGCAGCAGCGAGCCGCTGCATCGAGCGGTCGAGCATCTCAGCGACGCCCGCGAACGGCGTCGGGGTGCGCGTGAAGTCCTCGTTCTCGGCGTCGACGAGGAGCATCCTGGCGGTCGATCGAGTCTGGTCGACCACCGCCATGCGATCCATGAGGGCCTCCTTGTTTTGCCCGGCGATCATGTCCAGCAGGTTCTTGACCTTGTAGACCCCCTGCGCGGCGTCGCTGAGCAGGTGCGTCGCCGCCGCCCAGGACAGCCCGAACTGCTGCAGCACCTGGTTCGGGCGCTGCAGGACGCTGTCCTCCCACCCGAAGTTGACGCGCCGCTTGCGGATGCTCGTGCGGGCCCCGGGGAAGGTGATCAGGCGCGACTCGTGGATGATCACGTTCACCGGCGGCGTCACGCCAGCCACGGTGGGGGTGAAGATGCGGTAGGTCTCCGGCATGCCGAACTTAGGCTTATCCGGGTCCGAGTACCAGGTGTTCGGCCAGAGGCTGAAGCGGTCGATCACCTGCAGGAACGTCACCGCGCGGACGGTCTTCTCGCTGAGTGCCTCCTGCGGCTCGCGCCCGTCCTGCGCGCCCACGAACGCCGCCCCGCCGCCGTAGAGCCGCGCCCAGATGGCCGTCTCCTCCAGCACCTCGGTCGCCGCGAGCTCGTGCAGCTGCTGCTCGATGCCTTCAGAGGCTTCGGCGTCGTCCTCGACCTGCACCTCGAACCCCTCGCGGAACATCTGCTCGGGCACCGCGTCAACTATTCTGGCTGCGAGATCTTCGTTATGATAAAGAGCCTCAAGCGTGGGGAAGTCCAGCTGGTTGTCCTGCTGGAACATCGTGAACGTGGTCTTGTCCCGTGCCGTCCCATGCCCGGTGAGCATGTTTTGCCACGAGTCCGCGCGCAGCCCGCGCGACTGGTCGTGCACGATGACCTTTTCGAGCCACCCACGGAACTGGTCTTGTAGCTGCTCGCCATAGGCTGGCTTGGTGAACTTCGACGCCTCCCGGTAGCTGTCCTCGCGTTCGCGCAGCGCGGCGACGGTCGGCCCGCCAGCGGCCTGTACGCCCCCGCGAAGTGCTTGGAGTTGCGCCAAGAAGGCGGCTGAATCAATAGATTGAGTCACCGGGCTATTCTACCATGAGCGGGTAGAGGTCGAACCGCGCCGGCAGACCGTAGGCTAGCGCCACCGCGAGCTCGCGCCAGGTCCAACGCTGCAGCACCTCCTCCTGGTCCCGCGAGCTGTCGGCGATCCACACGTTCCTGCTGGTCGCCCGCACGGCGCAGACCCAGTGCGCCCCGTGCTCCACGCACACGAGCACCGGCGCGCGGTCGGTCAGGAATCGCCGCAGCGTCGTATAGAGGTCCGCCGGAGAATCGCTGACCCAGTGCTCGAGCCGAAAGCCAAGCTCGGCCGCCGTCCGCTGGAGCTGGTGCTCGCACCGCCCGTCCTTGGGGGCGCCCTCACATTCGCAATTCGCGAATTCAGAAAGAGCTAACAGTTCGCGCGGTTGCGCCAGCTCGCCATAGCAGCGCAACGCGTGGTAGAGCGCCATAGGTCCGCAGGCATAGCTGTTCGGCTGGTACCGGGCGGCGCTGGGGTCGAGCACCCTCGCAGGATAGCACCATCAACCCCGCTGCCCTGTGAGTACGCCCATCATGCCGGGGTCCTTCTTCAGCGCCCGCATGGCCTCCACCAGCTTCGGCACGCTGGCATAGAGCTTGATCAGCGCCTGGGACATCGCGTCCACCTGGTCGTCGTGCTGCGCCTTAGGGAAGCGACACAACTCCTCCACGAACGCCGGGACCCAGTCGGCGAACGAGGGGTGGGGGACGAACACGGACCCTGACCGCCAGAGCCCGGCGATCGAGTTCGCCCGCGACTCCTTCCCGCCCTCGGGGCCGACGGCCTGGATGCCCGGCACCTGCTTCTGCAGCACGTCGATGACCGCCGGCCCGTTGGCCTTGTCCTCGATCCACTTCGTGACCGCCCTCTTATGCGTCGCCGAGAACTGCACGATCTTGTCCACCGTCTCGCCGAACGACCACCGCCCGCGGACCTGGTCGAGTAGGAAGAACCGCCCGTCGGCCTGCCCCCAGCACTGCCCGACCACCCAGTCCGAGACGTCCGTGGCCTTGAACGCCAGATCCCAGGACTGGTAGTTCGTGTACATCTTCGGCAGCTCTACCGTGCCCGGCAACTTGCCGTCGGGCGACCAGTACTTCACCCAGTCCCGCTGGAACGTCCCGCCGACGGCGTCCACAGGGTTCTGCTGCAATTGTGCACTCGCGAAGGGGCCGAGGTCGAGTTCCGCCTTCTTGACCTCCTCCTCGGGGAACCGCAGCGGCCAGAGGAGCTCGCCCTCGGCCCGCTCGTCCACGAGCTTGCCAAGCACGACGCACGCGCGCTTGGGCTCGTGCCGCGCGGGCAACATCAGGTACTCCCACCCGCCCTGCTCGAGCAACCGGCCCACTAAGTCGGCGTCGTGTAGGCGCTGCATCATGATCAAGTCGACTACCCGCGTCGGCACCGCAGAACGTGATGCCCAGGTGCCGCGGTAGAAGTCCCAGCAGGCCTCGAGCCGCTTGCGCGTCATGGCTGCGCCGCCCTGCGTGTCCTTCGGCTTGATGGGGTCATCGATCACCCGCTGGTGGGCGTGCCTGCCCGTGGCGCGGCCCTGGATGCTCGTTGACAGCCGCGAACCCCCCTTCACGTTCGTGAAGTTCCGTACCTGGCGCGTGTCGTGAGGGCTGAGCAGCGTCCCCCACCGCTCGCGGTACCAGTCGGATGACACGATGTCCCGGTGGCGCTTGGCATCGCGCTCGCTGAGCGAGGGGTCGTACGACGCGCACATGAAGCGCTCGCTCGCGTCCAGCGTCCACACCCATGCAGGGTAGAAGACGCTGATCGTGAGCGACTTCATGTGCCCGGGGGGCACGCTGATCAGGCCCTTCCGGATCTCCCGCCGCTGGCAGGCCTCCAGGAACTCACACATCGCCCCGACGTGCCAGTTGTCCAGGAACTCGCCAGATTCTACCAGCGGCCAGGCTAGCTGGATGAAGGCGTGCAGGCCCCCGCGTCGGACGAGCTCGCGGTCGTACGCCGCCCGGTCAGGCTCCTGCGTCGGCATGTGCACAGGCATCGGCATAGGTGAACCGCAGCCCGTGCGTCGACCAGGCGCCAGGCTCGCGCTTCAGGATGGCGTGGATGTTGGCGATCTTCGCCCCGGTCCGCTGAGCGCAGTCTCGGATCGACCGGTAGAGCACCCCGTGCTGGTCCGTGAAGGGCTTCGCGGGCCCATGTCGCCCGGCCCAATTCTCGGTGCCCGTGCGGCGGAAGAACAGCCAACCGCGGTCCCGCTCGAGGAACTCAGTGCCCTTGCCCGAAGCTTCAGCGAACTCACCGAGGATGCCGATGTGTAGATCTGTGAAGCTCACTCGCACACCTCGCTCGCGTCCCAGTCGCGCCGAGTAGCAGGCCACGAACCGAGCCGCAGCGTCGGGCGATCCTGCAGCCGCGCCAGCGCGCCGCTACACACTAACCCGTCCTGCACCCGCTGTGAGTCCGAGCTCGCGCGGTAGCCCGTCCAGCGGGCGGCGTGCGCGAGCCACTGCGCCTCCGCCAGGTTGGCCTCCTCG